GCACAACATTAGGATTTGTAGATTGTACATGGAACTTTATGGGAGTATCAACAAATAGTTGTTATGTAAATTATATACTATCTGCAGGAACTTACACTGCTCAATTAACTACAGTAGGAATTAATGGATGTATTGGAGTTTCATCTATTGCAACTGTAACTGTGTTTCCTAAACCAAATGTATATTTTTATTGGACACCTGAAGATCCAAATATATTAATGAATGATATAACTTTTCATGACCAATCAACTATCGGTTTACCTATTACAAAATGGCATTGGGATTTTGGAGATATATTTGTAGCACCAGTTTACGACACAGCAAATACACAAAATGGAGATCATACATACAACACTCCTGACACTTACCCTGTAAAATTAATTGTAACTAATAGTTTTGGTTGTGTAGATTCAATTACAAGACTATTAAAAATTGAAGATGATTATGTAATTTACATTCCAAATGTTTTTTCTCCACATAAAATAGGTAATAACGATATTTTTAAAATAAGTGGTGTTGGGTTTCAAACGGAAGGATTTGTTATGAGTATATACGATAGATGGGGGAATATGATTTATCAAACAACTGATGTTAATAAAGGATGGGATGGAAAGATTAAAGGAAATGTTTTAGCAGAATTTGGTACTTACGTATATAAAATAAGAGTGAGAGACTATATGAATAGAGAAAAGACTTATGTAGGCCATGTGATTGTTATGTAGAGTGATAATATTTATTATCACACACTAAACACACACAACTATGAAATTTTTAATTACTTGGGTCTCAGGTCTTTTCAAAGATGAAAAAGGTAACCCATCATCAAAACGCTTTATTGGTATCCTTTGTGGAGTATCACTTTGCGTTACTATGTATCACAATAGTTTTTCACCATTAGATCATGCTCCATCACCAGTATTAGTTAATGCTGTAGCAGCATTAGCATTTGGTTGTTTAGGATTAGCATCTGTTGATAAATTTACAGGTAAAAAAGATAAAACAGAAGAATAATGAATACTACACATACCGTAGTAGAACATACTACCCAAATCGCATCTAAAATCCCAGATTTTGGTGTATTCGAACAATTAACTAACTATGGTGCTTTAGGTATTGTAGTATTAGCATTAGGTGCTGTTGGTTGGTATATGTTTAAACGTATTGTAGCGGATAAAGATAGACTTCAATCAAAAGTAGAGGAATTAGAAAAAGAATTACGTAATAAATAATGAATATGGTAATTTTACAAGCACAATTTGGTGTATTCGAAACCCTTACTCAGTATGGGGCTTTAGGTGTTATTGTGTTAGGTTTAGGAGCAGTCCTTTGGTTTATGCTTAAAAGACAAATCGCGTCAGAAGATCGTTTAAAAGTTCAAGTAGATGAATTACAAAAAGAAATAACTAACTACGTTAGAAGCGATCAGAATAAGATAAAAGATACAATTGACAATAATACAAAAGCATTACAAGAACTAAAAGAGTTTATAATGTTTAATAAGGGAAAAAAATAATGAAAAAGTTAGCTTTACCATTAGTTTTATTAGGACTTGTATTAATGATATTGCTTAGTATATTTACTGCTGGTGATACACATGTTACTGTAGTTGGTGAAAATGAAACACTAACTGTATCCAATACAAAACTAACCTCACAAAATAGTCAATTAAAAACATTAAACAATAATTTATCAGCTCAAAATAAACAATTGGTTACTCAAGTAACAACTTTAAGTGAAACAGTTAATTCTTTAAATGAAGAAAGTGAAGGTATTATTGTTAAAACTATTGTTAAAATAGAGAAAGAAATAGATGATAATAGAGGTTGGTGTTCTCCTGAAGAGGCTTATGATGTACTTGCGAGTAAATTAATAGAAAAACCAACAGCAGAAGAATTTGAACAAACTCTTGTTGATTTATGTAATAGACAACTACTAAATCACCCTGGAGAACCAGACCCCAATATGATGGGTAAAAGTGTTTCAAGGTCTGAGATTAAAAAATTAGTAAAAAAATATATAAAGTAAAATATGTCTGAAAATTCATCAACCATGTCTGATACATTCTTTGGAAAATTAAAAGAGCAATCTTTTACTATTATTTTATTGGTTACTATATTATGGTATCAAAATAACACTTATAAGCAAAACTTAGAAGAGTATAAAATCATGATTAACCAAAAGGAACAGTTAATTTTAAAGTTAACTGAAGATGAAAGAAATAGGTTACTTGAAAGAACTCAATATTTATTAGAGCAGCGTGATAAATATGTTGACGAATTAATTAATAAAAGTAAATAATTTATGCAAACATACAATAGTATGAAAGAGTTTCAAGATGCAGTATATAATGCTGCAATTGCGAAACAAAGTATCAATGCAATGTGTTCAACACAATGTAAAAAAGGTACTGTAAAGTCAAAGGTCCGTTCTTCTAGAGACAATGGATCAAATATTAATATGACATCATGTAACTTATCTTCAGTATCTCAAAATTATGTAGATAATCACATGAAAGTTACTAAAAAAGTTAGACAAACTATTCAATTAAGTGGAGATACAGTTACTGTATCTGAACGTAAAATTGATCAATCAGGAGCAATCCATTCATGTAATGTATCTACTGATAAAAGTTTTGAAATTACTGGAAATGTATCTTATGGAGCAGCAAATGTAACTGCTACAGCTGCATATTCACAAAATGTAACTACAAACGACGAGCACTCATCAAGTACTTATAATGATGAATCTGTAGTATTTACTTTTAGTGGTACCACTGGGACTGCTCAAATTTATTATAATGCCTATACTTGTAGTGATGCACCTACTTTAGATGTTATTTATACATTTGATACAATTACAATTAAAGCATCATGTACTTACAAAGGAGATACAGGAATACCATTTGACAATGGGAATGATAGAAGTGAAACAAGAACCTACAACTTAGCAGATCTAGGATTTAACGGACCAGTTATTATTAAAACACCAGTTGTATTTAATGTTAGTTGTTCAGATGAATGGGTTAGTAAGTGTATGATTTAAAAATAAAAAATAGAAATTATGAGTTTAAAAAATTTACAAACAAAAATCGGAGTTACAGCAGATGGAGCATTTGGTCCTGGAACTTTAAAAGCCGCTATGGCTTATTACAAATTAACGCCTGCAAGAGCAGCACATTTCTTTGGTCAAACAGGAACTGAAACAGGTGAATTTAAATTATTCTCTGAAAACCTAAACTACTCAGCAGCAGGTTTACAAACAACATTTGGTAGATACTTCCCAGGCAACTTAGAAGAATCATATGCTAAACAACCTCAAAAAATTGCTAATAGAGTTTATGGTAGTAGAATGGGTAACGGGGATGAAGCATCTGGAGACGGATATAAATTTAGAGGTCGTGGTGCTTTACAATTAACTGGAAAGGCAAATTATGAAGCATTTGCTAAGTATTTAAACAAACCAGAAATTATGACTAATCCTGATTTAGTAGCTACTGAGTTTGCTTTTGAATCAGCAATGTTTTTCTTTGATAAAAACAAATTGTGGGATATATGTGATAAAGGAATTGATGATGCTACAATCACAGCATTAACAAAAAGAATAAACGGGGGTGTGAATGGTTTAGATCATCGCAAGGCACTTACCACTAAATATTTTGGTTATATAAAATAAAATAATATTAAATATTTTTAAAGAGGCTTGGTTTACCAAGCCTTTCTTTGTATATTTACATTAAATAAAAAACTTATGATAATTATATTAATTTTAGCAGCAATGATCCCATTAGCATTCTTTTGGGTTAGAGGAATAGATAATATGGAAAAAGATCACCCGGATTATAAAGGTGAAGATTTATTTGACGATGAAGAAGATAAAAAATAAAATATATGGAAAAAAAACACGTACCGTTTATCTCTGAAGTAGAGATATTCAATGAAACAATGGGGAAACCTAACAACTACACACCTGTAATCCCTGAAGAAAAGGAATGGATGTTTGTTTATAACTTTATTCTTGAAGAATTAGAAGAGTACAAACATGCTTGTGAAACAGGAAATATTGTAGAAGTATTAGATGCATTATGTGATATCACTTATGTATCTTTAGGAAATGGAGCTATGCTTCATGGTCTAAAAGATAAAATTGAACCTGCATATGCTGAAGTACAAGCATCAAACATGTCTAAAGCATGTAAAACAGAAGAAGAAGCTAATATGACAGTTCGAGTTAGAGAAACTGAGCAAGGAGAAAAATGTCACTATGAAAAAGTAGGAGAGTATTATATTGTATATAGATCTCGAGACAAAAAAGTGATGAAAAACATAAATTATTTCAGACCAGACCTAAAAAAATTCTTCTAAATGTATCAAGCAATCCATTATGATTTCTCTACTTATACTTACCATCTTCGTGATGATAAGAGTGGTTGGCATGAATTTAAATTTCAACCCACTTATTATAAACGAGTAGATGAGTATCAAGAAGGAGCACAACCTGTATTAACAGGAGGATGGGCTATGCCTACTACAAAATATAGTAAAGACGATACTAACTTATTAGAAAAAGATATTAATAAAGAGTTAGTTGTATTACGAGAACTTTACTATAAGTACGATGACGTAATTCCTTCATATCATAATATTGTACATTTAGATATTGAGATAGAGATGGGAGGCGCTTTAACACCTGAATACATTAAAGCTGCCCCCATGCCTATTACTTCAATTGCTTTAATTGATATGACTACAAAAACAAAAATATGTTTTATTGTAGATAAAAGTAAAGAAATAGAAGAAACAAACCAAGATGGTAAACAAATTATTCCTTGTGGTTCTGAAAAGGAACTAATTAAACGTTTCTTAGATAAATGGGAAGAATTAGATCCAACAATTGTAGTAGGGTGGAATAGTGCTTACTTCGATATTCCTTATATGTACTTCAGAATTAAACAAGTACTAGGTGATGAAGTATTACGTATGTCTCCTATACGAAAAGTTAATTACAGAGAATTTAATGGTGAAATACAAGTTAGTATAGCAGGTGTTAATCATTTAGATTACATGTTACTTCATAAAAAGTATATTATGAAGGAAGAACCATCATATAAATTAGGAGAAATAGGAACTAAGTATGTTGGATTAGGAAAGTTAGAATATGAAGGTAATTTAAATACGTTATTTAAAAATGATAAAAATGCTTTCATAGACTATAACTTACGAGATGTTGAAATCATTGAAAAACTAGAAGAAAAACTAAAATTCATCGAGTTAACAATTATGATTTCTCATATTTGTAATATACCTTATGAAAGTATTTATTACAACACTGTAATGAATGAAGGTGCTGTTTTAAAGTATTTAAAACGAGAAGGTATTGTATCACCAAATAAACCAACTACTCATAATCCGTCTTTAAAAGCAAATACTGCATCGTATGCAGGTGGTTATTTATTAGAACCAATACCTGGATTATATTTTGATGTGATTGATTTAGATTTTACTTCATTATATCCTTCAATTATTAAGTCACTTAATTTAGGTATTGAAACATTAGTAGGTAGAATTAGAGTAGAAGATAATCCAACGTATGAACAACAACATTCATTAGAGAAACTAAAATTAAGAAATCCTGACGAACAAGTAACTATTGAAAGACTAAATAAAAACAATTATACTCTTAAATCAGCTCAAATAAAAATAGGAGATCTAATTAAACTAATAGAGAAAAATGAATATACATTAGCAGCATCTGGTGCTATGTTTAGAACTGATGAAAAAAGTGTCGTATCAACTATCTTAGCAGGTTGGTTTGATAAACGAGAGTATTATCGAGGATTAAAGAAAAAAGCAGGTAAAGAAGAGGATTGGGAAAATTATAAATTATATGATTTATTTCAACATGCATTTAAGATTTTACAGAACGCAATGTATGGTACATTTGCCATTCATGGATGGAGATATACTGATGGTCAATTAATTTGTAGTTCTGCTATTACTAATTCAGGACAAAGATTAACTTGTGAATCAATTGATTTTGTAAACAATAAAATAAATACTGAGTTAGGAGTTGAAAAACAACATATTTGTATTTCAGATACAGATTCACTTTATATAGTATTAGGTGATTTACTTAAACATAGGTATCCAAATTTTAAACCTGAAGAAAAAAATGATAAGATATTATCACTAGCTCAAGAAATTCAAAACGAAGCAAATGCTGATTTAAATCGTATAAGTAAAAACTTATTTAATATAGCATTTAACACTCACTACTTTCAATTAAAACAAGAGGTAATTTGTTCTAGTGTATTAACTACAGGTAAACGA